TTAAGCCGGAATGTCAACAGGGAAAAGTGCACAAAACACGGAAGAAGGCCGGGCAGCTGTTGTGAGAGATTCCAAAAGGCCCATCTGCTGCCTTGTGTTGACGAGAAAGATGCACTGCCCGCCGATCGCGTCCCACCAAATCGAAGCCCGGTGGGACGGATAAGCGGCAAAACCGGCCTTCTGGCCGGCGGCGCTTATGCGCCGCAAATTCGTTTTGCGCCGCAAAACGAATTGCGCAGGGGCGGCTTTGCCGACCCCGAGCATTGAAATCTCCGAAGGGTGGAGCGAATGAAATGAGCGGAACCCAACAAAGAAGTCACGACTTTCGTCGTGACTTCTTTGTTGGACTATGTTGACGAACAAGATGCACCAATCCAAAGCCCCATCTCATCAAGCCGCAAACCAGCGGAGCGTTTGTGGCTTGAAAAGGAGGAGCAGCGGAATGAGTGCGCTCTGACTTTTTGAAAAAAGTCGGAGCAAACAATATAAAGCTTGCTCCGACGTGGAGCTGATGGTGGGAATCGAACCCACAACCTTCTCATTACGAGTTATGATAGTTTTGTTTCGCCAATTTCCGTGAATGCCCGCAAAGTGCTGTGCTGTAAGGCTTCCGGGGTTTTTGTGTTTTGTGGCATTTCGCCAATTTGGGCCGGTTTCGGTTGAAATAAACCCCAAATAAACCCCAAGCAAACCCCAGCGTCCACACCGTTTTTCCCCGATGTGGACGCTGGGCCTGAGCCATCAAATACCCGGGCTGTTTTCACTTCCGGCCGGCTGCTCGAAGTTGGCTGCCTTTGCGCTCTCGAAGGTCACGCCGCCGGCGCGGTGATCCGACTTGGCCATATTCAGATAGAACGAGCACACAACGCCGTGCGCTGTCCAGGGTAGGCCCACCATGGCAGACAGCCAGGGGAGGGAGCCGGTGTAGCCCTTGTGGATGCAGTAGGCAGCCAGCAGCAGACCGCCCACGGTGACCACCCACAGCAGCGACCGGATGTCAGACACCAGCCGCTTGGAGTATTCCGGCTTTTTTCCTTTCGTTACCTTGATGGTCATGCCTTGCCGATGATCTTCGCAAAGCGATAGAGCACTGTGGCGAACTGCTCACGGGTCAGGACATCCTCCCACATACAGTTCGGCTCGCCGTCGATTTCTGCGCCGTTGCCGGTGATCAGGCCGACCTTCTGCGCCCACTTCCGGGCCTCCTCGCTGTATGCGCTGCTGTCGTTGTCCTGCAGGCTCTTGCGAAGTTCATACCAATGCTGCATCCATTCTTCGTGCGTCACGTCCTCCTCAGCCTCCTTCTGCTGGTTATACGCGCGGGCATCCACCCACCAGTAATATTTGACCTGACTCCGGAAAGTCTCCGGATCGCCCTCAGTCCTGACCTTCCTGGTGCTGGCCGGATCATTGATGTGGATCTTGTTGTCTGCCCACCACACCACCACGAAATGCCCGCTGGAAGTCCACAGTCCTTTGTTCATCAGAGCGATGAGGTAATAGCCCTCCTGCAGCATGGCCAATGCCTTCGCATGGTTGTCGTGATCCGGCTTCCCGTAGGTGTTTGTCCAGTTCAGCATATCGCATTTGATGCCGAATGCCTCAAACTGGGGCTTGAAGTAGGAGTAATATGCCTCGGCAATGGCATCAGCGGTTCCGTCCATGGCCTCGTCCAACTCACCGGGAGCATAGTCGCCGCGGCGGGTATGGACTGCAGAGAGGTCAAAGCCTATATCCACCCGGCGGCAATGGATGTTGCAGAGGTACCCGTTCTGCACGCCCCAGCGAAGATCTCTCTGGAAAATGATCTTGCTGAATACGGTGTCCAGTCGGACCTTGTCTCCGCGATTCGGGGTAGCGGTGAAACCAATCAGCTTCTCCGGCCGGAAGTGGTCGAAGATCTTCCGGTATGTACTGGCGGCCGCATGATGGGCTTCGTCGCAGATGATGAGCCGGAAGTCCTCCGGATCGAACTGATCCAGCCGGCGCACCAGCGTCTGAATGCTGGCGCTGACAACCTCCTCACCGTGGCTGTGCTGCTGGGCACGTTCAATACCGTAGGAGCAATCAAAGTATTTACGGGGCTGCTCCACCAGTTCCTCACGGTGGGACAGGATCAGCATTCGGCCTCCATGCCTGGGAAGATTTGCAAAGGTAACGGTCTTTCCGAGACCTGTTGCCATCTGAGCGAGGTACGCGCCAGGCGGCTGCGCCTCGATCGTGTCAATACACTCGGTTTGATAAGTTCTCAGTTCCATAGATTTCCTCCAAAAACGTGGAACCGTGGAACACCGTGGAACTCGTGTTCCACACCTGAAAGCCTTGCGGCGCAAGGGGTACGGGGCAACCGTGGAACCGTGGAACAAAATTTTCAAAAACTTCCACGAAATTTACACATATATATTACTCGAACAAATGTCCATATATATGTACGCTCTTATATATGCTGTATTTTTTGTTCCACAGTTCCACACCCCACCAAAAAAGTGGTTGAAAGCCTTGCGGCGCAAGGGATACGGGCCGTGGAACCTGTGTTCCACGCACGTTCCTCATGTTCCACACTACAGCGGCAATTCATCCGGATCTTCCTCGTCATCCAGCTCCACGGTGGGCAGCCGCAGGCAGAAGCATTCCGTGGGGATACCATTGATACGCTTCCCCTTGGTGTTGGCACGCCCGCGGGTCTCGATCAGGGATTCCTGCTTCAGGTAAGAGATCATGGCCGCTGTCGAGTATCCGGCGTCCTGCAGGATGCGCTCAAAGACAGAGCGGATGATATATGCCCGTCCTGGCTCCAATGCGCCTAGCACGTCTATATTTGGATTCTCAGACCGGCCACACAGCTTGTTCGAGTTCTGCGTGACCCAGTCGCATAGATATTTATAGCCCCGGTCACCGGCGGACACCGCCGCTTTGGATGCCAGGAATTCTGATATCTGCTCAATTGTCAATGGCTGCTGGGTACCGGAGAAGATCCATTGACAGGCCAGCTCATCTGCCAGAATGATCGAGGCGGCGGCCATAGCCTGTTTCTCGGTGGTGTCACGGTCGCTGAGGATCCGGAACAGCTCACGGTATCGCTCTGATACCTGCTCCACCACGCCCGGCTGGTAAAGCTGATCTACGAATTTCCGGCCGGCAAAGCCGAAATTGCGTTTGACGGAATTGGAGATGCGCATACCATCCTTGATGACAGCCTGGGATGATTTGCATTCGATGTCGATGACGCGGTTTACAGCGCCGGCGCCGCTGGCCGTTCCGGTCAGAGGGGATTCTCCCGTAGTCAGGATGCAGTTTCTCCACGTGGGCGTCAGATCCACGCCGCCGGCACGGTTTCCGCGGGTGCGACCGACACCTTGCGCCAGCTTGTAGACGTCGAACATAGTCCGGCCCTTGTTGTCCTTGGCCAGCTGAAGCTCATCAAGGCAGAATGGGAGGTTATTCAAAAACGCGGCTGTTTTTTCCATGCCGACCACAGTGCCGTCAAAGGTCTTGACGTAAGCGCCGACGGCCGGATCTCCCCACACGCTGGCAGCCACCATCAGAGCGACTGTCTTGCCGGTGCCAGAATCGACGCCCCAGAGATGGACAAAGAACGGCAGGCAGTTCAGAGGCTCCAGCAGCACAGAGGCAAAAGAGGCAGCCAGAATGATCCGGGCCGTGATGGACATGCTCCGTACCTCAGCGGCCGTCTCCAGCCACTTAGCTTCAGAGCCTCGGCTCCGGACCGTCTGGAACATCGCCTTAAAATTGGCGTCACCATCGAAGATCAGACCGTCCACGAAGGGAGAAAAGCCCGCGTCTGGTATGTAGCCGAAGCGCCCGATACTCTTCTTCTCCGGAATCAGATCGTAATTCAGATTTTCCATGTCGGAGATATACTGGATAAATGCCCTGGCGTTCTGGCTGTTTACTGCGATGCCGGAACCTGCCAGATCCGTCACCTTGTTGGAGCTGGCCAGGACGGTCTTGCTGACGATGAGATGTCTCCAGACGGCGCCCTTCCGGTATGCCAGTTGCAGTTTCTCTTCTCCCGTATCAATATTCACCAGTCGCTCCACCGGCATAATGGGGTGTGGGCAGGCTATCTCATCATTGAAACCGTTCTTCTTGTGAATCCCGAGGTCATCGGCTTCCCATTCGCCGGCGTTGAGTTCCAGCGGCTGATTGGTAAACTGGGTAACGTTTTCGATGTAGAGGGTGCCGCTCTGAGCCTTCAGGCTCTCCACGTATTTTTTGTACATGGACTTGAAGCCCCGGAATCCTTTTGAGGCAGCGTAGGCCGCAAGGGACTCCATCTGCGTGGCATGTACAAATGGCTGCACATGGAATTGATAAAGCTCCTCGTAGGGCTTAGTTGTCATGAAATCTTCTCTTTCATATTCCCAGACCGTAGGCTCTTTCACGTGATCACCCCCTTACCTAGGTTTTCTTCCAGCCAGTATTCCAGATACGGCTGACGGCGCAGCGCTTCGGCGTAGAGAGGATGAATGAAGCCGGCGGCGGCATCCTCTTTGGTCGGCGCAAAATATTTCAGGACTTCCCACCAGTAACGGTGCTCCACCGTCTTCTCGTGATATTCCCGCTCAAAGACAGCTCTCCTCTCGGCCTCACGCCTGCGGGCCTCCAAGATGGCCGACTGTTCTGCCCTGGAGAGCTGGGGAGCCTGGCTCAATCCCAGGCCGAAGTCCAGATCCAGGCGTAGAACGGCCTGCCGGAAATTGATATCGTAGAGCCGCATCACGAAATCGATCACCGAGCCGCCGGAATTGCAGCCAAAGCAATGCCAGCCGCGGTCTCCTGCGTAGATCTTCAGCGATGCGGTATGATCTCCCTGATGGAACGGACAGCGCATAAATCCTGCGCGGTTCGGCTCGAAGCCATAGTGCCGTGCAACTTCGTCCATCGTCAGACGAGCCTTGATCTGGTTCGCTGTGTCATCAGAACGGTAACTCGCCATCGTCATCACCCAGGTCGGTGAAGTCGCTTGCGCTGACATTTACCCCCGAAGACCTACCGGCTGAGTGGTATGTGCCGCCGGAGTCTCCGTCGCGCTTGGAATCCCCAAAGTAAATACTGTCAGCTACGACCTCTGCGCTGCGTCGCTTGTTGCCGTCCTTATCTGTCCAGTCTCGGATCTGCAGGCGGCCTTCCACCACGGCCATCCGGCCCTTGCTGAAATACTTATCCACGAATTCCGCTGTGCTGCGCCAGGCCACGATATCCACAAAATCGGTGACTTTCTCTCCGGACTGCTTATCCTTGAAATCACGGTCAACTGCGATCGAGAACGAGACCACAGCGGTACCGTTCTGCGTATGCCGCATTTCCGGATCCCGAGTCAGACGGCCCATCAGGAAGATCTTATTGAGCATTAGAAAAACTCCTTGTAGTTGAGAATCGATGTAAGCCGCTTCGTGGCACGGCAGTAAGCGCAATGCTCGCAGCGGGTGGGTTGAATCTTCCCCTCCTTGATGGCCTGGTATCTGGGGGCGTTGTCTTCTACAACCGCCAGAGCAGCGGCCAGATCCGTGTCATCAATGTACATGGCAGCGAGATCGGGCTCCGTCTCCTTGGTGCCGACGGCCAGAACAAAGGGTAGCATGTGGCCCTCAATGTGCTGGTAGATGGCTCCCTGGATGTCGTAGCCGTAATATTCTACGAAGGGAACCTTGCAATGATCTTCGGCCGACCACACGGATTCCATGCTGGCCATAGCCTTCTGGTCGACAATGGCGCCGTCACACAGGCCCAGCGCAGCGGCCGCATTCGGAAATTCTGCAACGATCTTTGCACAGGTATCCGCATCCAGCAGACTGTCAATCTTGATCTTAAAGGGAACGCCGGCAATCGTGCCGGTACGGATGACCTGCTTTTTGCCGGACATGAGCAGGGAATAGAGATCATCTGCCTGCAGACGGGCAACGACCTCGGTGGCCTTGACGTACTCAGCCTTCAGCGTTCCATCCCGCTTGAAGATCTCCGGATGCTGCGCCTGGTAGAGCGGCAACTCACCGGAGAACCATGCGTCAATATAGCCGCCGACCAGCAGAGCTGCGGAGGAAGGGGGACGATATTCCCCCTTCAGTTCCGCCAGCGCCGCCGCTTCGCACCTCTCGAAGGCCTTAAACTGTGTGGAGCCCATATAGGCCATATTCATTTCAGGAGAGTAATAATTCTCCGGAGTGACAACAGGAAGGGCCATTACAGCACCTCCCCGGTGTCAGGATCCACCGTGAAACTCTCGGGCGGGCTGTCCTGCTGCGCTTCCGCAGCGTTTTCGGCCTCCTGCTGCATTTCTGCAGCGGCCGCGGCTTCCTTGCGCTTCTGGGCACAGGCTGCGCACAGGGGCACACCGTAGTTCTTGGTCGTATAAGCCGCCAGCCAATGAGCGTTTTTCCCCATAGCCGCTTCGATGGGATTGCCGCAGTCCGTACAGGGCGGCACAGGCTCCTGCTTCTGGACACGAGGTTTGTAGGGCCGGATACGGATGCCATCGGTCATGCCGCCGTCCTGCGGATCCCGGACATTGTGATCTACATACAGCTGGATCTGCTTGCCCACCAGCGTAGAAGCCTTGGCGTCGCCGAACAGCTTACGCAGCGTCTTGCGGTTGGTGGAGTTCACGATCAGCGGGCGTACCTGCAGGATGCCGGGGACACGCTCTTCCTTGAAGGAAAGAACGTCCTTGTTTTCTTTGCCGCGCTGCAGGGTCACAGAGCCGTACCACAGGCCGGCAATGGTGAGCACCGGCTCTGTGCCGTCATCGATGTCCTCGGCACCCAGGTACTCGGATTCGCGCATCTGGCCGAGACGTTCATCGCCGGTCAGCTGGCGCAATTTATCTTTCGTCATCATGTTTACTTTCCTCCGTCTGGTCGGCTGCATTTGGAATAGCAGCATTCACAATTGCCATAATGAACCGGCACTCTTCATAGCAGATGTTGGTGTCCGCCTTAATGACGATATCCATGATTTTGGCCGCAGCCTTCATCAGGTTCGCCATTCTGTAAGGTGGGACATAGAAACCGGTGGTTGCGAGAAGGCGCTCCTTTTCAGCCTGTAAACGTTCCGCAGCAGTCACAGCTCCGTCACCTCCAGCTCCTCGGAATCGGTCACGCGGGTGGCAATCAGCTGAAGGCCCTTAGCCTTGCACTTGGCGTACAACCGTTCACGGCTCTCCTTGTCCAGCCGCTCAGCGCCATCGATGAGGATAATCTCCAGCTGGCCGGGCTTGCAGACAGAGATATCCACGCACAGCTCCAGAAGCTCGCCGTCAGACAGATTGGAAATGGGCAGGCCGTTGATCAACGGGATTCCATTCTCCACGGTCAGACCCTCCACGGGGATATGGGCCTCTGCCAGGATGGTTGCTGGCAGCTCACGAGCAAGTTCAATCTTGCGGGTCAGCTCAGCAGACTGGTCGGTCAGATCCTGCACCTCGGCCTGCATGGCCACCATACGCTGGTACTCGTTCAGATGCTTCCGCATCTCCTCGGCATTGGTAACCTCTGCCGCCAGCGCAGTAGTGTCCACAGGCTCCTGATCAGCATACTGTTCAGCCACGCCGACGTCCTTTTCCAGCTTGGCCTTAGCTGCCTCAAAATTGGCGGTGGCAATATCCACTCGATCCTGCCGGCGGCGGCTCAGCTGAGCCAGTTTCTCCTCGGTAGCGCAAGTACAAGGTCGGCAATTTCTTTTGCTGTTGCCTTAATCTCCATGGGCCACTCCCTTCTACGCGCTGGATGAATTCCGGAAAGAGATCATTAAGTACCTTGAATCAAACCGTTGATCAGCAGGAAGCCGTCAGTTGCCGCTGGCGGCTTCTTCCTTGCTGTCCAGCACAATCTGAATATCGGATCCGAACCAGACCATCCTGCGCTGGATATCTTTGATAGCCTGGATGTGCTCGAGAATTTCCTTGGCCGCTTTTTCGGCATCCGAAATTCCGGTGATGACAATTTTCCCGGACATGGGGCACTCCTTTCTCAAATCTTGCTCACCCCGGTCCGTCATGATAAAATGGCGGCGAAGGGAGTGAAAAAATGAAAATTAAACGGTATCAAAATAGCGATAACCTGAAAAATGAAGACCAGTTTCAGGAGGATTACCGCTTTGCCGCAGCACTTTCCAGATACGTTCAGGAACTGCCGGGGGAAACAAAATGGTTCATTGATGAGTGTATCGAAAACGAAGACGGAACTTACTATGCCGTATTCCGTTCTTTCAGATGCCCGGAGTATCGGAAGTGTGTGCTCAGCATCAAGGTTGAGCGGAACGAGACTTGCTCTCTGCCGTGGACTTTCTCTGTCCAGAAGCAGGTAACCAAATAAGGTTGTAAAGATTCTTGTGCCGCAGGTTCTTTTCAACCTTCCAGAAGCCATAAGGGATAAGCCGTCTCAGGTCTATGAGCTGCAACTCATAACCTGACGGCTTTTCTCTTACCTCCACCGCCAGCCCATCTCCCAACAGTTTTCTGACAAGCCAGCGCCGCAAAACATTTAGGTACATTTGCACGTTTTCCCCTCTTTTCTCGAAACTTGCATATCGTGCAAGTTTTAGGCTAAAAAAATAGTTGCTCGGTCTTCCTTGGAAAGATGAAGTGCATTGCTTAACTCATTAGCTTCGAGTACCGTGAAGTTGCTCTTTCCGTTCATTTTAGCAGAAAAAGAAGTGATAGAACAACCAATAATTCGGGCACCGTCAGCATAAGTCTTTCCTTTTTCGACCATAATGCCTTTGAGCTTGTTCAGATCAGGCACTTTCAAAACCTCCTTTTCGACTTGCGTACGATGCAAGTTTTGTGCTACGATAATAGCTTATTCCACAGAGGTTGTCAATACCCTTGTGCAAGTTTTTTTGTTTTTACTTAAAAAATTCTTGCATTACAGTAAAGTTTGCTGTAATATTAGGGCAAGCTAAATACGAGGTGACGAACATGGGGAGCGATTTCAATAAAGATGTTGGCCAACGGCTATATTCAGCGCGAAAGGCCAAGGGATACTCCAGGGCGAAGGTTGGAGAGCTTGTCGGCCTGCATGAAACTACTGTCAAGAGGTATGAAGACGGCGATATCAAATCCTTGGATATTGAGCGGCTTAAAGAGTTTGCGCGTGTTCTCGGTACCTCCGCCGCAGATTTATTGGGCTGGGTGGCGGATTCAGATGAAAATCTCGAGTTGATGCTTCAGATTTCCGAGGATTCTGCAAGCGGCCGCACAGCGGCGGTGGAGGAGCTACGCCGAACCTATGGCACAGAGCACAGCATCCATTCCACCTACGGCTGCGACGATAAAAAGAGGGTCACCCTGCTGTACTATAAAACTCTGGAGCGGGACGTTGCTTTGTCCCTGACCGATATCATCTCCACGGTTGACCGGCTCGACGGCCGCCAGGCCGAAAAGGTCACCCTTCTCCTCCACGCTTACCTGAAGGCCGAGCAGCCCATCCGCAACATCGTGGATACCGCGCTGGATCCCTATGTGGAAGATTTGGACGATCTTCTGTGCGGCGGCTCTCAGATCGGGTAATTGAGGTCGATTTCCGCAAAAAATAAGCCGCCCGGGGGGCGGCTTGACAAATCAAATATGAGCGGTTATACTAAAAGCAGAACGAGGGCGCTGCCGGTAGACGGTTGGCCCCCATAGCTTAATTACTCAAAAGGAAGTAACCGCTGGTTGAGGAGCCGGGCGGTTACTTCTTTTTATTGGCCTGAAAAAACAGGCTGATAATGCCAACGACTAAGATGCCGGTCTGGATGAGATCGGAATATGTAACCATTGGGCAGCCCCCCTTTCGTGAGATCAGGGGACAAGAAGCTGCCCCCTGTCCGGGGGGCCAACCGCCTACCGTATTACTGGCAGCGCCGCACTTACCATATCATATCGTTCGACAAAAAGCAAGAGAAAAGCCGTCCCGGGCTACCACCCCCGAGACGGCCGATGCAAAGCACATATCTGCAATCCACCACGAAAGAAGATACAACGCCAGAATGGCCACAACCAAAAAGACGCCAACTTTGCCTTTCCATTCTACCACAGGAAAAGCTGGGTTGGCAAGAATGGAAAGAGAGGTTTTATCAAATTATGGCCACAATTGAAAAGAGAGGCGAGAGCTACCGGATCATCGTGTCCAATGGGTACGACATCAACGGCAAGCAGATCCGCGAGAAGATGACGTGGACGCCGGAGCCGGGGATGACGAAGCGGCAGATCGAGAAGGCCCTGAACAGGGAGGCCACACTCTTTGAGGAGCGGGTACGCCACCAGCTGACCCAGAACGGCAACATCCGGCTGGTGGATTTCACGGAGATCTTCCTGGAGCAGTACGCCCGGCCGAACCTGAAGAAAAAGACTGCTTTCAGCTACGAGCAGACGATGAAGGTCATCAATCAGGCCCTCGGCCATATCAAGCTGAAGGATCTGAAGCCCGGGCACATCGCATCTTTCTACGCCAACCTGCAGGAGGAAGGCATGCGGAACCGCTGTAAGGCGATGCCGAAGGTGGACTTCGCCGCCTGGATGAAGGAGCGCAAGACCTGCAAGGCAGAGCTGTCCCGGCAGACCGGCGTGTCGATCTGGTGTTTCTCTCAGCTGAAGAATGGCCGTGGGATCGCCCAGAACTGCGCCGAACAGATCTGTGAGAAGCTGGATGTTCCCTACAACAAGCTCTTTATCCGGCAGCACGACGATACGCCCCTGAAGCCCGGTACCATCCACACCTACCACCGCACGCTTTCAGCTGTCCTATACCGTGCGGTGAAGTGGAAGTACATCGAGAGAAATCCGGCCGAGCGGGCCGATCTACCCAGCATCGCCCACAGGAAGGCAGCGTATCTGGATGAGCCGGACGCCCGCCGTCTGTTGGAGCTGCTTCAGGAGGAGAAGATCCTCTGGAGGACGGTGATCACCTTTGACCTGCTCTCCGGCCTGCGCCGGGCAGAGTTCCTGGGCTTGCGCTGGTGCGACGTAGATCTGGATAAGCAGCTGCTCTACATCCGGCAGACGTGGAACTATCTGCCGACAGAGGGCTGCTATGCCGACACCCCGAAGACGGCCACCAGCGAGCGGCCGCTGAGGATCTCCCGCACCGCTGTTCTTCTCCTGCTGGAGTATAAGCGCTGGCAGGATGCCCAGCGGGGGGCCTTGGGGGATGCCTGGCGTGATACCGATGGGCGCATCTTTACCACGGAGGAGGGCAAACCGCTTTTTCCGGACACCGTGACGAACTGGTTCACCGACTTCGTGAAGCGCACCGGCCTGCCGAAGGTGACGATCCATTCCCTGCGGCACACATACGCCAGCTTGATGATTGCAGACGGTACGCCGCTGGTGGTCGTATCCCACAAGCTCGGCCATGCGCAGACCAGCACGACGGCCAATATTTACGCCCACGTCATTGCCGAGGCAGAGGCCAAGGCAGACCAGACCTTTGACCGCTTCGGCGATCTAATCGCCCCCAAAGGGCAGTCCACACCGAAGCAGAAAAAAGCCGCAGGAATTTAG